GGCGCGCGGTCGATGAGGCCATGCCCGGAACAGCGGAAGTAGATGCAGGCGCGGGCGACATGGAAGCACGTGTTGCCCGTATCGAAGAAATGTTGGCTACGCTTCTTGGCATGGCCGATGAAGTGGAAGCGGGCGACAAGGGTGCTAACCCCGGCACTACCACTGCAGTCGTTGCCACCACTCCGAAGGCTGCCGATGCGGCTGATCCGCTGCAAGGCCGTCTCGACATTATCGAGGCATCTTTGGCCAAGCTCTTGGAGCAGAAATCGACCGCCGCTGCTGATGCAGCCGCTGTGACTGCCGCAGCTGCCGATGCCGCGTCGAAAGTGATCATTTCCTCCAAGAACGCTGATGCCGATGTGTTGTCGCGCGCTGAAATTTTGGCGCCCGGCCTCACCACGGACGGCGATCTGATCAAGGAATCGGTTGCTGTATTCACCAAAACGAAGGACGGCGCTGATCTGGTCAAGACCTTCGACGGCATCACGGATGACGCAGTGCTGTTCAAGGCTCTATCGGAAACGATGAAAGCCAGGCGCGCATCTCAATTGGTGCATACCATCGATACGATGTCTATCGGCGCCAAGGGTGTGATGACCGCCGAGCAGATGAACAAAGCAAACGAAGCCCGCTACGCAACTAAGTAGCATTTAACGCAACCGAGTAGCACTAAAGCTATTTAAACGAGGAGCAACACCATGTCCACTTCGATTCTCTATCGCGCTCCCGCTGGTATTGCGGGCGCAATTACTCGTGCGGACCTGTCCGCCGTTGAGCCGGGTTTCTTGGCCGCAGCCGGTTTCCCGACTAAGTTCGGTCAACCGGTCAAGATTTCGGCTGGCAAGTTCGTACTCATGGGTCTTGCATCGGTCGCCGCCGATTTCTACGGCATCGTGACCCGCTTTACCCCGGCAATCTCCAACACCACTGCCGAAGGTCTGGCAGATGGCGGCCCGTGGCCCGAACAGTTTGTTGGCATCCTGACCCGTGGCTACGTGAACGTCGAGTGTGTCATCGGCACGCCGGCCCGTGGCGGTATCGTTTACGTCCGCATTGTTGACGGTGGCGTAGGCAAGCCTGTGGGCCAGTACGAGGCCACCGCCGATGGCGTAAACAGCGTTGCCCTGACCAATGTGATCTGGTCGGTCGACGGCAAAGACGCATCCAACATCACTGAAATCCGCGTAGGTCGTTAATCAGCCTGCTGGTTAACCCGTTGCTTTAAGGAGCAAGAAACATGAACAAGAAAATTTGGACCCCCTCGCGCGGTATCCGCACCCAGGATAACGGGCAAGCACGTACGCAGGATAGCACTCTTGCGTATTTCGTCAACCAGCTCGACAACTTCGACCAGCGTTTGCACGAGCCGCTGTTTTCGGTTACTTGGGGCCGCGACATTAAGCTCCGCACCGGCATCAGCATGGCGAACGAATCCACCTCGTTCACTCGCTCGACCTTTGCCGGCACCGGCACCCAGCAAGCCAGCGGTAAGCCGTGGTTGTCTGGTAATAGCAATGCCATTCCCGGCGTTGACATCAACGGCGAGCGACTCGTTACCCCGCTGCGTCTGTTGGGCCGCGAAATCAGCTACACTAGTGTGGAGCTGGAGCGTTCGCAGTTGCTCGGCCAAAGCATCGATGTCGCCAAACTGTCGGCGTTCAACGATATGTACCAAATGGACACCGACGAGCAGGTATATATCGGCGACACGTTCACTGGCGACCAAGGGCTGGTCAACAGCTCGGAAATCGCCGTAGGTAACGTTGTCGGCGGCACCTGGGCAGCAGCGATTGCGGCCAACACCCCCGATGTCGTCTTGACACAGGTCAATGAAATTTTGACCACGGCATGGGCAGCAACTGGCTATGCGGTTTGTCCGGCTGAGCTGCGCATTCCCCCGGCGCAATTCGGTCTGATTGCGATGGCCAAGGTAAGCGGTCAAGCGAACGTGTCGGTGCTGGAATACATCAAACAGATGGCTATCAGCAACAACATCAACGGTAAGCCGCTCAACATCCAGCCGTTGAAATGGCTGACTGGCCGTGGTGTTGGCCCGACCGACCGCATGGTAGCATATACCAATGCGGAAGACCGGGTACGTTTCCCAATGGTCCCTGTGCGTCGTGAAACGCCGTACTACCAAGGCATCCGCTTCATTGCTCCTTATATTTGGGCATTTGGTGCGGTCGAGTTCGTTTATCCCGAAACGGTCCTGTACCGCGACGGCATCTAACGGCGACATCAACCGGCGATCGGCCCAACGGGCCGATCTTCGAGGACTGAATCATGGCTAAAGTAGACAATAAACGGAAGGGCATAATTGTTGTGGACGGGTTTTCTATCCCTCCCGGCATCCATCAGATCCCCAAGGCTCTTCTGAGTCATTGGTATTTGGCGGCCTTTGTCGACACCGAGCAGTTGACCATTGTCGACGATTCGGATGACAAAGCAGTTGAGGAAGGCCCTCTCCCCAACAGCGGCGTGAAAGAGCCAAATTATGCCCTGGATGATGCGGGTAACAGAATCCAGGCGACCGACGATGCAGGCGAGTTTCTTTTCGACGATGAGTCGGGCGAACCGCTTTATCTGTTGGCCGAAGAATAAAACCCGACAAGCAGGAGTTTGATCATGGCGTTTGACATAGCAGCATTCCGTGCCGCTTTCCCGGAATTTAGCGATTTAGTTAAATATCCGGACGCCATGGTCACTTTTTGGGCGGAAGTCGGCGAAAAAAGCCTGATCGAATGCAGATGGCAAGACTTATACACATATGGGTTGCAATTGTTCGTTGCCCATAACCTCGCCATTGCAGCACAGAATGCAGCAGCGGGCGCAAGCGGCGGCACCCCCGGAAACGTGTCGGGACCGCGCCAATCGAAAAAAGTAGGATCGGCATCCGTGACTTATGACACCGGAGCCACAAACATGAAAGACGCCGGACTGTGGAACGCCACGTCTTACGGCAAACAATTTCTGTTCACGTCGCGTATGATCGGGGCGGGAGCCTTGCAGGTATGAAAGGCGTAAAAGTGACGAAAGATCGCACGACCGAAATCATGCGCAGCCTACGTGCCTTGGCGTCGACGCAAGTCCTTGTTGGCGTCCCGTCCGACCGCGATGAACGCAAGGGCGAGCAGCCCATCAACAACGCACAGATTGCGTATCTGATGGAGAACGGCAGCGCTGTAGCCAACATCCCTGCGCGCCCGGTGCTTATTCCCGGCGTAGAGGCTGTTGCTGACAAGTGTGCCGATATCATCGCCAAGGGCGCTGCTGATTCGATTCTTGGTGGCCAGAGCGAGTACATCAAGTCGCTGAATAAGGCGGGTCTGATAGCCCAGGCCAGTGTGCGCGGTACGCTGACAGCCGGCGAAGGATTCGCACCTTTGGCTGAATCGACGCTGAAAGCAAGGGAACGCAAAGGATTCAAAGGCACCAAGCCACTCTTGGTGACTGGCCAACTCCGCAACTCATACACATACGTGGTGCGCAAACGTGGCTGACATCGATATCACAGAACTGCTGTCGGACCCGGACTTTACGGATCAGTTGCAGCTGATTAAGCGCACCGAGACTATTGGCGATGACGGACGCACAATTCTGGCCGAAGCCGCAAGCACGATAACCGTTGTTGTCCAGGCGCCGGAAGCATCGATCCTGATCAGATATCCGGACTTGGCTGAGTATAACTCCAAAGTCTGTATTTGGTATCGTGGTGAATTGTCTGTTGCCGGCGAAGGCACGTATGCTGATATGATCGTTTGGCGCAACCGGCGCTGGCAAGCTTGGAGAATCGTCGAAGACTATATGAATTGGGGCGCCGGTTGGACGATGGCGATCTTTGTTGCGGAGGAAACTGTTGATGGCTAATACCAGCGCCACGGGCGGCTACCTTCTGTCGACGCAAACTCCCGTCGACGACGAGGCGCTTGAAAATTTCATACAGACTGTAATCGTCGGCGTGACTGGTCTTCCCGGCAGTATGGTTAGGCCGGCATTCCAGCCGAATCCGCCTAAGCGGCCAAACATCGGCACCGACTGGTGCGGGTTTTCGGTAAGCAGCGATAAGGTCGAAGCCGGGTATGCATACAACGAATTGAGGGAAGACGGCCTGGAGCAAAAGCAACAACGTCACGAAGATGTTGTGGTCCGGTGCAGCTTCTACGGCCCCAACTGCGGGCGGTACTCCGGAGCTTTCCGGGACGGCTTGGAGATACCTCAGAACCGGGAACAGCTATTTTTGGTCGGCATGAAGTACGCCTACTCCGGAGCGATCACGAAGACCGGCGAGCTGGTAGACGAAAAATGGTACAGAAGGGCAGATATAACAGCCACCTTTAGAAGGCAGCTGGACAGAACGTTTGCAGTGTTGTCATTTGTTGCTGCGAACGGAACCATTAACACCGAAACTATGTCTATTGGATGGGCCACGCGCCCGGAGGAGTAAAACCATGTCTCAGGGTCTTTCTGTTGGTCGTCTCATTCGTGCGACCGTAAACTTATCGCCTCTTGCAGCCCAGCGCCGTGGTTTCGGTACTTTGCTAGTGGCTGGCGATTCCGATGTACTGAATGTCGGCCAGTATGGCTCGTACGCTACACTGGAATCATTCGCAGCAGCTTTCGGCGTCAATGCTCCGGAATATGCACAGGCAGCAGCATATTTCGGCCAGACCCCGCGCCCGCAAACGATCATGGCAGCCCGTTGGGCGCGTACCGATCTGCCGGGTAAGTTGGTTGGCGGAATCTTGAACGCCACTGAGCAGCTGTTGGCAACATGGACCGCTATTGTCGCCGGCAGTTTTAAAATTGCCGGC